GCGGCCTGCAAGAGGCCGGGGTAGCGCTTCATGGCCTTCGCGGTCAGGATGCCTTCGCCGGTCTGCGCGGCAATCATCTGATCGTCTTCGCCCGGCGGGTCCGGCGATTCGGGGTTCGGGCGCACCTTGCCGCCCTTGGCGTAGAGACCAGGGTCGAACCCGCCGCCCCATCCGGGCGCGTCGCCACCAGTCCAGCCGCCACCGCCGTCGCCCTTCGCGCCGCCGCCGGTCGTGTCGCCCTTGCCGCCCTCGGGCGTCGAGCCGCCGGACACCGACATGTCGCCAAACGCGGTGCCGCCGGTCGTGTCGATCCCGCTCTTTTCCAGGCCCAGCGCCGCCGCGATCTGCGCCGCCGCGCCGTCTCGTCCGAACGTGAACTGCGGCGACGGCCCTTGGATCATCGCGTGACCCATCATCGTCCCGAGACCAGGGATCGCGCCCGGCAGCGCGCCGAACGCCAGCCCGGCAAGCTGCGGCGCCACCTGCCCGTTGTAGCCGCCGAAAAACCCGCTCGCGAGGTTCGATAGCGTCGCCGGCATCCCGCCCGGGCCGGTCTGCTGCTGCGCCATCCCGCCGTCGCGGGCGTTCGCGTTGGTGTCCGCGGCCTGCGTGTTGCCGGTGTAGCCCTGCGAGCGCGTATCGAGGTCGTTGTAATTCGGCGTCGTGACCTGGCGCGGCGTCGGCGCCACGGCCGGTATCGGCGGCAGGCCGGGGATGTTGAAGCGGTTGTTGATGTCCCACCAGTTGTAGGCCGCTGGCGCCCCATATCCTGCCATCTCAACCCCCGTGGATCGCGTATCGGAACGTGCGATCGGTCTGTGCGTTGTTGGCGTGCGTGATGACGAGCGACCCGTTCAAACGGCCGGCCTCGCTGCAATACATCGTGCCGTTGCCGCGCTCCGCCGCCGCGTTCGCCGTCGTCGCCTCGAACGTGACCGTCGCCGAAACGCCGATCCGCGCGTCCGTCAGCGTGGTAGACGCCGCGTTGGCAGTGAGCGTGACGATCCCGTTATTGTTCTGCCCGCCGGTCAAGGCGCGATTGAGCACCAAGGCGACCTGACGCGCCCACTCCCGGATGCCGGCCGGGCTGGTGTCGTGCATGTCGGCCGGAGCCGGCGTGAACGCCATCAACGCCCCCCGGACGGACGGACCAGAGCGCCGACGCCCATCGCATGGGTCCAGGTTCCCCCGGCCGCAATGGACATCCGCGCCCGCATGTAGCGCGCGTCAACGTGCTGCGGACAGGCTCCGCTGGCCTCGACGCTCGTCGCGGTCGTGTAGGTCAAGGACTCCTGCGGGGTGTTGCGGTAGCCGACCTGCGTCGTCAGCGTGCCGCCGTCGCAAAGCGGACGGATGCCGCCGCAGTAGAGCCGCCGCCCAGCACCGCCGTCGAACTCCCCGGTCTCCAGCGTGGCCGCCATCGCAGAGCCGGTCAGAAACGCCAATTTGTGGTCGGCGTTGAACATGCCGAACAGGAACTTGCCGCCGAGCCACACGCGGCTGTCGAACGAGATCGTGAAGTCCTCGAGCGCCATTCCGAGCGTGTCGAGACCGTCGAGCGTGTACCCCGTCGTGAACAGCGTGACGGGCATCTCGCACGCGATCGATGAGTCCTCGACATAGGCCCATCGGTTCGTCACGTAATTCCAGATCAAGGCGCGATTGGGATTCCCCGCACTCGCCGATGAATTCGGGTAGTACCACCACACCAGCTTGTTGAGCGGATCGACGACGCCATAGACCCGGTAGAGATAGGTCTGATCGACATCGGTGTAGAAGGTCTTGTCCACCCGCTGATTGCCGATCGGCGTCAACCCGCCGCCGTCGAAGATGTAGAACCCGTCATCGGCGAGAAACGCGGCGACGACGGTCCCGTTGGGAAGCGTGACCGTGACCAGCGATTGCGGCGCCGGCAGGCCGCGGCCCCGCACGACCTCGCGGAAGGCGAAGACATCGGGCGTGCCGACATACTCGACGCGGTGAATCGCATAGTCGCAGAAGACCGAGCCGTTCGCCCCGCCCACGGGGCCGGTGATGCCCCTGACCCATCCGCCATAGGCGAGGTCGTTGTAGCCGGACTGCACCGCAGCGGCCGACGAACTTCCCGGCGTCGGCCAGGACGTGACATCGTTGATTGCGGGCCACCAGACCCGGTTGGGATAGCTGTCCGATCCATCGGCAACGTTGCCGGTCAGCAGGAAGCCCGGCGAGACCGCCGCCATGTAGCGCGCCTTCGGGGCCGAGCCGGAGAGATTGGCGAAAACGGACGAACTGTCGAGCGTCCAAGTCTGGATGGCATCGCTGATGTTGCAGGCCAGCGCGCGTTCCTTGAACTGCGCGAAACACCAATGCTCGTCCGACGAAATCGTGTAGCCGCCGACCTTGGAAACATCGTCCAGCGTCGCGTCCGTGTCGAGCCGGTAGAGCTTGGTCGCGTCGCCCGCGAACACCGAAACGCCGCCGGCCTTCGAGCGTGCCGCGAAAGCGCCCTGACAGCGCGCACTGAGCGCGCCCGAATAGACCGCGGGCGTCGCGATAGGGCCGTAGGACCGATCCGTGCGCGGGAAGGCCCCGGAAATGACGGTCGCGTTCGGGTTCTTGAGCGGCGGAAGATCGGGGGTGTATTCGCCGAAATCGACGGGCGTCTCGGTGAGCATCACATGCCGAGCGTGTCAGGGCGCGAGCGCAGAGGGCTGCCGGAATGGCGGTCCTTGTTGCTCGCCTTGGCGATCTGGTCCACGGCTTCGGCGTACTGCGATTTCCACAACGGCAAGCGCTCGTCGTTGCGGATGAAGGGTTCGGCCTTGACCAGCGAGCCGAACAGGTAGAGGTCGGGATTGCGCGTGAAGAGAAGATGCGCCGATGTCGTGATGTCCTGGCGCTGCCAGTAGAGGCACTTCCCGGTGTACGTCGTGTCCGGCGTCGGGCCGAACAGGATGTTGTCGCCCTCGATCGTGTAGACCGTGGGCTGTCCCGTCGAAACCGCATAGCCCGTCCAGAACCTATCGGGCGTGACGTATTCCAGGGGCGTATAGGGCGAGATGTAGAGGAACAGCCGGCGCATCTGCATGTAGCCCGTGGGCAGCGTCACCGATTGCGCCGATACGGTCAGATCGGCGCTCGCTTCCATCTCCCGGACGCGGAGCACGCGGTTTATCTCCGCCTCGCAGAGGACGATGAAATCCGGGACGTAGGCCGAAAGCGCGGTGTCGCCGCTGCGGGTCAGCCACGACAGGACCGCCGTCTGCAAGTTGGCGTAGGTTGAAATCGCCACTTACAGAAGCTCCGTCACATGCAGGTTTCCGCCCGCCGCCGACTGGATTGCGGACACCTTTTCCCCGCCGTTGATGAGGAACACTTCCGCGACGTTCGGCGTGAGCATCGGGACATCGCTCGTCGTCGCGGTCGGGGATGAGCCGATCTTGATGAAAGCGGCCGTGGTGACCATCACCCGGACGGCGCGCACGTTGTCGCCGACCGCGTTCGAGATCGTCCCGGCCGTCCCGGTATAGGCGACGGACTGATGCGTGCCGAGCCGCCAGGGGTTGATTACGCGCATGTCAGACCCTTTCCAGCGAAACGCGGAACGCCCGGTTGTCCGGGTCGTTCAGCCACTGAGCGAATTTCTTGGGATCGTCGGCGATGCCGCGCTTTTGAAGGTCGAAGTAGACCGTCAGCGGGATCTGGGCGACGTGGTGGAAGTTCTTTCCCCGCCCCTGCCCGTCGTTCTGCCACCGCTTGTTGCGCTCAACGATGTCGGTGACATCCTGAGCGTTGCGGATGACCAGCTTGCCGTCCTGCCATTCCCATTCGGTCTTGGCTTTGGCGAGCGGGTCAACCGCAATCAACTCCTTGCTCACGCGCGATCGGCCTTCACGTAGATGTAATCCACGTCCACCGTCGCGCTGGCCGCGGTGCGCGTGAAGCAGGACACGACGGGCGTGAGCGCAACCGTCGCCGTGGTCGCGTTGACCACCGCGCCTACATACGCGCCGTTGATGAAGAACCGCCCGTTGCCGGACGCATCGACCTCGACCCGCAGCACCACCCACGTCGCCGCGACCGGGGCAACGTTGGTGTTGGCATGCGTCGCGTCGGTGTCAGCCTTCACCCCGGCGATCCAGAAGTAGTCGTCGGTCATCGAGGTATCGAAGAAGAACCCGACGCCATCCGTCGCCGTCGTCGTGATCGTGTTCGCCGACGCGGCCGAGTTGATTGGCGCTTCGAGCGTGCCGACCTGATCGGTGAAGCCGACGAACAGGGAGATGTTGGTGATCGCGCTGATCTTGACGCGCGCTTCCATGACCAGGCCGCCCGCATTGGGCTTCCAGTTCAGGTAGCGTTCGAGAAGAACGCCGTTGACCGCCATCGTGCCGCCAGCACCCGCGCCCGTGGTCGCGCGGACCGCGCCGTTGGCGGTCGAAGCCAGGACGGCGAAGTTGACCGTGGCGCCATCGGAGCCCTTGTTGACGGCCCACTGGTCGGCGATCACGTCGCCCTCGAAATCGTCGAACATGAACGGCGCCGGGGGGCTCGAATACGAACAGCTGTCGTTCGCGTCGAACTTCATGGCGTCGCGGCCGGTCGTGTCGTCGTAGACGGACCACGCGCCGGGAACCTGCTTGAGACTGAAACCCATTTCGCTTCTCCAAAAGGAAAGGGGCGCCCCGAAGGACGCCCCTATGTTGCCGATCAGCCGTCAGGTCACGAGGTCGTGAGGTCGGCGACCTTGAAGCTCGCCTTCTCGTTCCGGCACACGAGCGTCAACTCGGTCGAAAGCATCCGACGCTCATGGTGGCCGATCTTGGCGAGGGGTTCCGTCTTCATCGGCTGAAGCACGGCGACCGCCCAATACTCGGGATCGATCCCGAGCACGGTACGGGTACGCACGAAGCGCGACGGCACGATCCGGTGGCGCCCGAAGTCCGAGATGTAGACATCGACGCCCGCCACAAGCTCCTGCTCGCTCATGTCGATCGTCTTCGTGGCGTTTCCGGTGAACGTGCTGATCTTGCGCTTGTTGAACGACCCGGCCAGGACCAGCGTGGGCGAACCGCCCTGGTCCCACGCCGCCGAGATGCCGGCGCTGAACAGGTCTTCGGTGAAAACCCGCTGCGTGCCGTCCGTCAGCTTGGTCGCGGTCGGCGCACCGGACGATGTGACCGTGGTGGAGCCGCCCGACCCGTTCTGGTCGTTGGTGCCGATCC